GCTAAAGAGAGACGAGCACAGGGTATGGTGCATGATCACCGGACTGACAACCTGATCACCACCACGCCAGACAGCTACCTCAGGCGCTTCCTGTCTGAGATCATGGACGACATAGCGCAGCTGCCTGTAGAAAGGCAAGAAGTTATGAACCTTAGCTTCTTTATGGGCTACACCCCTATGGACATCAGTAAGATCGTGAACGCCAACGTGGGTGCCATACGTACCATGTTGCATAGGTTTAGAGAGGAACTCAGATACAAATATGGGAAAGGTGTGTATAGCTGACCTTGAGAGCGACGGCTTCTTAGACGTAGCTACTCGGGTATGGTGCGGAGTATTTAAAGATGTACGAACTAATGAAGTCTATGCCTTTAGTCCGCTGGACGGCGAGGACTATCTTGATCGCCTTCTTGCTTTCCATGATAGCTGTAGCGTGGTTATCATGCACAATGGAGTGGGTTTCGATTGGCCCTTGCTCAAAAAACTATACAAGTATGAATATAGAGGACGTAAGATCGACACCCTCCTTATTTCCCGCCTCCAAAACCCGAACAGACAAGCCCCTCTTAATTGTCCCAACAAGAGGGCACCCCATTCCGTCGAGGCCTGGGGTTACAGAGTGGGGCGGGCCAAGCCAGGGCACAACGAGTGGGACAGGTTCTCTCCGGCTATGCTGGAACGATGCAAGGGGGACGTTGAGATACAGCACCTCATGTTTAAAGCCCTGGCGGACGAGGCCAAGGGAGGGGATTGGAAGCAAGCCCACCGAATGACACTCAAGCTATTCGAGCGCCTCAAAATGTCAGAGGACTACGGATGGTTGGTCGATCAACCTCACATGCACAAGTGCATAGCAACCCTGGATAGATACATTCGTATGATAGACAGGATGGTCACGCCACAGCTACCCATGAGGGTGGTGGTGGAAGAGACTAAGGAGGATGGAGAATATAACTATGTTAAGAAGCCTTTCAAGAAAGATGGAACGTATGTACACAGGGTTGTGGAGTGGATGGGGGTATCTCCTATATGTTTACCCGGAAGCGTTGCTGGTCCTTATAGTCGGGTTAGTTTCCGCCGTTGTGATCTTGATAGCAACCTAGAAACCAAGCAGTTCCTCCTGGCTCAGGGATGGGAACCGAAGGAGTGGAACTATAAAAATGGAAAGAGGACAAGCGCGAAGCTATCCAAAGATGATCCGTTTAAAGGAATTACTGGTAAAATTGGGCATCTTTGTGCTCGTCGTGTGCAGTGCAGGCATCGCCTCGGCAGTGTTCGTGGCCTGCTTGGTCTTGTTAGGAGTGACGGTCGAATACCTTCTATCATTACTGGTATAGCAACGACGGGCAGGGTCAAGCACGGAAACATAGTGAACATACCAGGGGAGAAGTCCTTCTTTGGTAAGCAAATGCGAAGCATCTTTATCACCAAGCCTGGATGGAAGCTGGTAGGTACGGATAGCAAAGGGTGCCAAGTACGTATGCTGGCAGCCAGGATGGGTGATCCCATCTATAAGGAGGCAGTGGTAAATGGAAATGCAGAAGACGGGACGGATCAACACGCACTCACCATGCGAGCAACTGGAATTAGCAATAGAGTTGACGCCAAGGGGTTCTTCTTTGGCGTTGTCTTTGGTGCGGGAGACGGCAAGGTTAGCTCGATGTTGGGATGTAGCAAGGCAAAAGCAAAAGACATTAAGGCTAAGCTCTTCCTCACTCTCCCTGCTTTGGAAACACTTATACAAGCACTCACAGCTGAATGGGGTCGTAATGCAATTCAGCAATTCAATGCTAGATGGGGAAGAGTGGAGCGTACGAATGGAGTGGTGGCCGGTCTTGACGGGCGACCAATAAACATAGAGCGTGAGCACACCGTACTGGTGTTCATGCTTCAAAGTGACGAAGCTATCATGATGGCATCCGCTTACCTGCGGTTCCATCAGGTAGTGGAGAGGACGTACAAGTGGGGTGCTGACTACGGTACCCTGTGTTGGTACCACGACGAGTGGACCATTGAGTGCCGAGCTGAGATAGCAGAAGAACTGGGAAAAATTGGCGAGGATGCTATAGAATGGGCCGGGAAATTTTTCAACATCGACTGCCCACACAAGGGCAAGAGTAAAATAGGAGAGAATTGGTATGAAATCCATTGACCGTGAATGGGCTATCGTCAACGGTAAGACAGGCGAGCTCTATCGTTACAAAAACTACAACAACAAAGTCATTACCTTCACCACCAGAGACGAGGCCAGAGACGAGAAGGCAAGTCTTGCGTTCGGTCTCATGGGACGTAAGGAGGCACGTCTGTACCGTGTCGAGCGCGTGAAGGTCACGTACGAAAGAATTTCATGATGCACTACACTGTAGAGCTGACCCTATGTGAGCACTATGAGGACGATGTGGTCATTGGATCAGAGGTGATAGGGCATCAAGAAATAAGGTTTGGAACCAAGGAATTAGCAGAGGACTTCATGAAGAAGATGGAGTTCCTGTTCATCCCCAAAGGAGCTATGAATGCTAAATGCTAAAGAAGTAGGCGGCGCAGCGATGAAGAAGACCATCCTTGACGCCGGTGTGTACCCTGGTCGCCTGGTACAGGTGATTGACATGGGCCTGCAAGAGCAGCGGGACTGGCAGGGTGAGAAGAAGGGTCCTCAGTATGAACTCATGACCACGTACGAGTTCAGCGACGAGTTCATGGAGGACGAGGAAGGCAACGAGTTGAAGGACAAGCCACGCTGGCTGTCCGAGACCTTCCCATTCCATAACCTTGGTGCGGAGAAGGCTAAGAGTACCCTAAGGTACCGTGCCCTTGACCCCGCAGAGGAGAAGCAGGGCGCTTGGGGCCTGCTCCTTGGTACCCCCTGTAACATCACGGTCATCGTGAACGCAGGTAAGGGTAAGAACCAAGGGAAATTCTATGAAAATATTGCAGGCATCGCACCCATGCGAGTGAAAGATGTGGAGAAGTGCCCTGCTTTGGTCAACTCGACCAAGCTATTCGACCTGGATGCGCCTGACATGGACGTGTTCAAGGCCCTGCCGGAGTGGATCAGAGACAAGATTAAGGGCAACCTTGAGTTCAACGGTAGCCCCCTTGCGATGCTGCTGGATGCGGCTGCTGCCCCTGCGGTAGGGGATGGTGCTGCGCACGACGTTGAGCCCATTACGGAGGATCAAGACTATGCTTTAGCATCTGATATGTTGGAGGATGCTAAAAAACTAGAGGAAGAACTCCCTTTCTAATAAGGGTAGTAGCGCCTCACTTTGTAGCCGCAGCCATCATCCAAGATGGCTCGGTTACAGAGGCAGCTCCTATCCTTAAGTGGGCAATCGGTTGGGACAGTCAAGAGTTCTTAAAGTATGTAACAGAGAAAGGGTGGGAGTATAATGAAACCATTGATTGATGGTGACGTATTAGTATACGAGATTGGCTTCGGCTGTGAGACAGGGTGGCAAGGAGACGAAAGCCCTCCCTTCTCCTACGTGGAGAAACTGTTCAATTTGAGGGTCGAAAACATCTGTGCTGTGGTCGGAACGACAGAACAACCGCTATTATTTTTGTCTGGACCAACAAATTTTCGTAACGATTTGGCTGTTACGAAGGTATATAAGGGTAACAGAGTAAGTCATAAGCCCTACCACTACGCGAACATCACTGCCTATATCAAGGGCATGTGGGATCATGTAGTGAGCGATGGTATGGAGGCTGACGATCTCATGTGCGTGTACCAAATAGACGACATAGAGAAATCAAAGGCCCTGGGGATCAACCCGGCTACTATCATCTGCTCAAGGGATAAGGATTTGCGGCAGTGTCCGGGATGGCACTTCAGTTGGGAGCTGGGTAAGCAACCGCAGTTCGGACCTGAGAATGTGGATACACAAGGATGGATACGTCTTGACAGAACAGGGAGTTCACCCAAAATAGTAGGAACAGGTCTGTCCTTCTTCTATTCTCAGTTACTAACAGGTGACGTGGTTGACAATATCCCTGGTCTCCCCGGCTGTGGGATGGTCAAGGCATACAAGTTATTGTCTGCCTGTGATGACCATAAGCAAATGCTTTATATTGTAACAAGAGAATATGCAAGGCATTATGAAGATGGTTGGACCACCCGCTTAATCGAACAGGGCAGGTTGCTATGGATGGTACGTAAGCTGAAAGAGGACGGTAGCCCTATCATGTGGAACATAGGAGACACAGCATGACCAGATGGCAAAGGCTCAACGATCTAGAGGACGAGCTGGTGTTCGCAACAGATTGGATGGCTATCAAATCCACCATGCGGAAGCTGCTTAAGCTGCTCAAGGAGTACACCAATGACGGACAATGAACTGCAACGCTTATACAACATGGGTGAAACCTATACCATATGCATCAAGGCATGGGAATACATTGAGTTTCTCGAAGCGCAGGTATGC